GGTCTGCAGCATTGCACACCCGAACGATCTGTTGAAAGCGGATACGGAAGCAGAAACTGCATCAGGGCACTGTTTACCGTCATCATGTTCGTGTTTGCGACCAGCCTGTGTCTTGTTGCTGTCGGATCATTCTTTGCGGCTCGCGAATGGTTTCCTAAAGATAGGGAGCCGGATCGCGACCTCGCAGGCCGTGGATTTGGATATCTTCGCCGCCGACTGCGTGCACGCTGGGTTGCTCTATGGAGCCGCCTGGTGGCACGTTTCGTGCGACGGGGGCGTCCTGTCTGTGGTTGCTCGGGTGGCCAACAGCAGCAAGAAGCAGGTGCTGACGGAGGTTCTCCGCCAAGCGCGGGTACGGGCAGCGACGGCGTCGGAGAAGCCGACGCTGAGCTGCAGCGTTTCCTCGCCGCGGAAGATATCGCCGTGAGCGCTGCGACAGCGGTGGTGGCGATAGCCATCGTCCGGGTCCTAGCCATGCTGGTACGTCGTCAGTTTGTGTCAAAGGAGAACATTAGTCGGGGCCTAGATCGGGTTCTGCAGATCGCGGAGGCCATCGCGGACGCCGGCATCATTTTCACGTTTTTTACGGGGAAGGATGCTAAGGAAGTCTCGATGTACCGCAACCTGCTGAACGCGGTCAAACGTCTGTGCTTCAGGGCGAACACGTTTGAGATCAACGTGCCGTACAACCTGTTGGCGCGGGCTGGCATCGGTTACAACTCCTGGTCGGCGCAAATTGCTCGCCAGAAGTGGAAGGTCCTGGGCGTCGTCATTGTCGTTGTCGCGCTGGGCGTTGTGTCTGTTCGTGCTTGGAAGAAGCACACAAAGGGTAAGCGCGTCAGCTGGTCGACTCTGCTCGGCTTCTTCGATGAGGAAGCCGTCGATCAGCCGGCGAGCACGCCGCGGGCTGAAGATGAAGGCGCGCGCAAAAAGGTGAAGGGGAAGCGTCACCACAGCTACGATCCCGACGACCCCAAGGGGCGTCGCGGGGAACCTACCCCGGAAGGAAACGAGGCTGTCGTGGCGATTCCTCCCTGGAACCCCTCGAGTTCCGGGGAACTGAGCCTCTATGCCAAGGATGGTGCGAAGGTCGCTAAGGCAGGGGTGGTCGTCCTTGACGGCAAGACCGTGGTCTTGACAATCGGGCATGCAGCCAACGAAGACGTTTACTGGGACTCGGATGCGAAGATCCCGGCGAAGGTTATCGGAAAGCTGAACGAAGATAAGATGGATTACGTCGCCGTTTTGAAGGCGCCCGGCAACCTGCCGAAAGCTGCCCGAGCTTCACGTCTCGAGGTGGCCGCCGCTCCAGGCATGATCTGGTGCGACGGGTCGGTTTCGCAGGGTACTGTTAGGCAGGGCGATGGTCATGTCTTGAAGCACACCTGTGGTACCGTTCCGGGCTACAGCGGGAGCTTGGTGTTCGCGTATTTCGGAGGCAAGTGGCAGGCGGTTGGCATTCACTGTGGAGCTGAGCGGGGTGCCAACATCGCCTACTCTTTTTTCTAAATCCTGGCCCCTATTACAGGGGCCGGGGGAGGTTCGGGTACTCGAAAGCTTTGGGTACTCGCTTGGTGTTGAATGAGTGGTGGTGTCGTTATCGTCAGTGTGTTGAACCCCTTAGTAGAGGTATCGCGACTAAGTATCCAGCCTTGTACCACGAGGGCTTCGGGCGCTTCCGCGTGCGCGACCTGAGTATCGAGCCATCGGCTTGGAATCAGGCGTTCATGTGGGTGCGACGACAGCTCCGTGAGAACGTTGGGTTTGCCGAAAGCTTTACTTTTGAAGAGGCGGTGGAGCGTATCTTGTACACGGCTAGGAACAGCAGCGCCGGCTTCGCGTGGAACAAGTTCGGGATGACGAAAGGCGAGGTGCTCGAGAACCCTGAGGCTCTCAAGCTCCTACGTCGGACGCTCTCGGACCCAGAGACATTCGCGGCCGGCGCTGTGTTTACCATGTCGTTGAAGGATGAGCTTCGTGATATTGTTGATGGAACCCCTAAGGATGCGCGGCTCTTCTTTCCGGGCGAGCTGTCCCTGCTGTTGGCGTCCGTGATGGTGTACGGTCGGTGGAACGACCGCTATTCCCGCACGTTCTTCGCTGGCGGCATGGGTGGCTCGTTTCTGGGAGGAGCTGCCGATAGGCTAGTACGTTACATTGGAACACAGCGCATTGGCGACGGCGATGCCGTCAAGTTTGACACTAGGCATCAGCAGATCATCCGAGAGGCGGTTTATTCTTTGCGAGACGAGCTTGTTGGTGACCATCCCCTCAAGGCGGTAGTGCACCGGGTTCTAGTTAGCCCGGTGGTGCTTTCGCCGGAAGGTGGTCTTTGGCAGCTCTATTGCGGGAACCCGTCTGGTAGCTTCAACACGAAATTTGACAACTGCATAACTTCCTTGCTCAATTTGGCATACTCCTACTTTCGGAAATTCCCCGGTGGCGACTTAGATGGCGAGGTTCGCATTATGACGGAGGGCGACGACTACATATATGGTACGGACGTCGACTTCACTCCTAATGATGTGGCTCGTTACAGTCTTGAACTGGGGTTTGAGTACGAGGGGGGTGTGCTGAGGACGATCGAGGAGGTGAGCTTTTGTCAGAGGAGTTTCATTAGATCCGGTGGAGTTTGGGTTTGCCAGCCCGATCCGCGCCGTGCCCTGGCGACTATGGCAGTTAATAGGTGCCCGATGTTGTTGGATTTGTGCGTCATGTCGCAGAGCGTCATGATTGAGCACTTCTACAACGTCGAAATCCGAAAGCTGTTGCGGTCTTTCCAGGAATGGGCGGCTTCTGAGGTTGGCGACCTGGGCTTCTTGACCGACGACGCTATCGACCGGCTCCACAAGGTGGCGCTGGCGTACGAAGTCGGACGGGTCGGGTGTACTTAAACAGCGGCCCTTTTAAAGAAGTTACTGGTGGTCTACTTTTGGACCTCTTTCGAAAACAAAACAAAAAGAACAAAACACAAAACCAACAAACATTGCACATGGCCACACCTGCACAGCGTGCTCGTCGGAGGCGTGCGAGGGCGCGGCGCGCGTCACGGCAGCGTGACAACGGGAACCAGAAGGCTATGACTCCCTCGAAGGGGAGAAAGAGTCAAGCTGGTCGCCCGAACACGGCTGTCGTCGGCAGCGTGCTTGCGTTTGGGAACCCGTGGAGCAATGCCGGTCCGCAGCGTTACCATGATGGCAACAACGCGTTCACAATCCCGTATCGTGCTCGTTACTGGTACTCCATCACTACAGGAGAGGATTCGGCGGTGTCCGGTTCATACCGCGGCGGCGTCATGATTCTCCCACGTGTGGACACTCCTTTCTACAAGCCAACGTACACGGCGACGAACCAGTTGCCCATCACTGGATGGACCTCGACCGGCGGAAGCTTCGCGGAGTATTCCGACCTCGCATCTTCCTTCAAGAGTTACCGGATCACCTCGTGGGGTATCCGCGTCTACAGCATTGGCCCGCCGTTGTCTTCTGCCGGAGTCGTCGTGGTGCGAACTATTCAAGCCGACGACCCGACAGCGGACACTTCTGGGCCGACTGCTCTGGCGCAGAGCAAACACGAGGAACCGATCCAGCCGGGCATGGACTTCTATTGGCAGTCGAAGCCGACGGACGTGAGTGTTCGGGAGTTTCAGTTCATTGACTCGACGTCCGCCACCGAACTCGACAAGTGGACGATTCCGCAGATTCACATTGAGTCTGCGTCGTCGACCACTGTTGTTCGTGTTGAGGTGACGACGAACTTTGAGTTCGTGGCTGCTCCCAACTCTTTCTTGTCTCGTATGGTCAAGCCTGCCCCTGAGCGCAGTGAGAAGTTCATGGACGGCGTGTCCCGGTTGTTCCGGGCGCTGCCCAATATCATGCCGAACCCTGACCACGGCGTCGGTCCCGCGCTTGTGCGTGGGGCAAACGCCGTGGTCTCGCAGATTATTACGCAGGGTGTCAATCGGATGCTTGGGCCTGCCCCCCCCTCCGGACAGCTCATGCTCGAGTACTAAGTGTGTGTGTGCCTTTTGATTCCGCACTTGTGGAGGCGAAGGTGGTTTTCCACTTTTTACCTTCCTTTGCACGCGGGTTTTTAATGCGGAGGAGATTCCCCCTCACGCTTTTCCC